GAGAGAAATTTTAGATAGTTATTTTTTAGAGTACATTAAGATTTTAATTGAAGGCTTTAGACAATTTACAACAACACATCCTGAAGCCACAACTGTTGTAATTCAAGTCGCAGTTTCCGTTTTGTTAGGAATTTTTACTAGTTGTCTAGCGGGATGGATGGAAAAGAAAATGGTCAAGTTAGAAGCACAATCAAGCTTCAAATATGACTGTGATGCAGTGCACTCTAGTATTCCTTTTTTAGAAAAAAATATGTATGAAGTTGATTTGTTGGCAAATAGCAAATTTTCAAAGTGCGTAGGAGTTTTTTCCGGACATTGCGTATTAATACCAGCGCATTTAGCCGTAAAAGACGAAATGAACATTGTCGTATTCGAAAATCGCGTTTTAAATAACCGAATTATTGATGGGGAAAAGATTAGTTTAGTCTTTAAAGATAACCAAGAGGACATAGCGATCTACACCTTGCCTAAGAGTTTTCCATCACCGTTTAAGAAGATTTCCCATTTAATAAAAGAAACAAAGGAAGAGAACAAGAGTGCCTTCCTTGTAACATCAGGAGGCTGGGCTGCGATTGGGGCAGTACAGAGTTCTTTAAGAACAAGGGTAAGAGAATACACACAAATTTGGAATGAGCAGGAGAAGTTTGTAGGTAAGCTTGTTGAAGGACAGTTTGCCACTTATGATATCCAAGCAGTTGGATTATGCGGGTCTTTAATTTACTCCGTGAATGGAGGAATTTTAGGCATGCATGTTGCAGGAGACCCAATAAATAACCAAGGAATTTCTATTTTATGGAGTGAAAAATTAAGATCCAAACTTAAGAATATAATAGAAAGTGGCGTTGGTTGTTTGTTGCCCATGGAGAAGAAAGACCTAAAAGGGTTTGACCAAAGCGTTATGAAGCTGGAAAGCGGAGAGTATGGTCAAGTGCCTAGCAAAACTGCTTTTGGTCCTTCTCCTTTGTTTGGCATTTACCCTGTAACTAGATCCCCCGCAAATCTTGTAAAGTATGGTCATCATACAGTTAAAGATATTGCAAAGAAATCCTTTGAACCGTGTGTGTTAGTGCCACAAAAAGAAATAGAGTTCGGGGAAAGAGTGCTGAAATCAATGTTGGCCCCTTTTGGAGAATTGAAAGAGCAAGAAATTGTTCAGGGAAACCTTTTGTTGGCTGGCCTAAACAAAAAATCATCAAATGGTTTTAAATGTAAAAAAACAAAAGAAGAATACATAGATTTTGATAATAACAAATTTAGAGATTTTTTTAGAGAAGAATTAAATATTTTTGAAAATAAATTAAATAATTATGACTTTGATTGGGAAAAACTAATCTGGGTCGAAACACTAAAAGATGAACTCCGAAGCGAAAGTAAGAATGGAGAGCCTCGTAGTTTCAGAGTTGGTACAATTTTTAATCAAGTTTTAACAAA